GCCGCCGATCGGCGCGGCGGCGATCGATTCGGTGTCGCCCGCGCCGTCCTTGGCGACGACGGACAGCGCGCCGGAGCCGTTCCAGAGGAAGCCCATGTAGCGGGCGAGGTTGAGCGGGCCGCCGACCCAGGCCGTGCCGAGGCCGAGAAAAGCCTGGACGCCGGCGGCGCTGGGCGCGACGCTGAGCAACGATCGCCATTCCCAGCAGCCGTTCCTGGTCGTGTCGATCTGCAGCGAATCGTTGAAATAGAGGCTGGCCTCCTCCGCCTCCGATGTGGAAAGCAACGTGCAGGCCATCAATCCGCCCGGCACGACGCCGGCGGGAATGCCGACCGTCGGCGGTCCGGCGCCGACGATTTTTTTCACCCAAGGGTAACCCGCGGACGGCGAGCCGGCCGCCGGCACGCCGGCGCCATGGCCCGCGCCGACGAAATCGTCGGAAAACTGCCAGGGCGCGCCGGAATAGACGGTTTCCTGGGTCAGGTCCTCGACGCCGTACTGGACATAGGAGCGGTAGGTTTCGCGCGTGGTCATGGGGACTCCGCTGGCGTGGAATGGCGGCGCTCGATCCGCGGTGAGCGGCGTCGGCCGCTACCGCTTCGCGGCGCGCTTATGAGTAGGTCGAGAGTTGGCTCTGGCCCTGGTAGCGCTCGGCGACGATCAGCAAGGCCTCGGTGATGTTGGCGGCGTTGCTGGCGCCGGTCTGCACCGCGATGGTCTTGAAACCGTTGGCGACGTCGAGCGCGGTTTCGGGCAGAATCTCGAAGATCACGATCTTGTCGTTGGTCCCAGCGTCCGTAGTGAAATTCGCCGCCGCGGTCTGCGAAACGTTGAGATCGGTGGTCGCGGTGTTGGACTGGAACCAGATCGGGACGTTGCTGGTCAGCACTTTCGAGCCCGTGCCGGTGACGTCCTGCCCCTGCAGCAGCGTCAGCGCCACGGTCGCGGCGTTGCCCTGGTTGATATGGCAGACGACATAGGCCTTGTGGGCGTTTTTCAACGAACGATAGGACGACGTGCGGCCGGCCGCGTCGGCGGCCGGAGCGAGCAGCGCCACGGGCGGCGCCTGGTAGACGAGCGAGAATTGATCGGCCATGGCGGCCTCCTGGAGATGAGAGCGAGAAGCCCTGGGGCGGTCCTTCGACAGGCTCAGGACGAGGGGCGGGACGAGGGGGATCGGGACGAGCGGGCCGTCAACGCTGCACGATGACCGCCGCGAACGACTTGGTCAGCGTGCCCTGGTAGGGCGTGATCGGCGCGGGCAGCATGGGCTGGCCGTCGACCCGGTAGGTGATGCGGAAGCGCATTTCGTCGGTGTCGAACGCGACGTGCATGCTGGTCGCGAACTGGACCCCGCCTTTGTCGATCAGCGTGTACATGCCGAGATCGACCAGCATGATGTCGCCGGGCGCGCCGAGCGCCGAGCTGTATTCGTTGCTGATCACCGGGCGGCCGTACAGCGTCGAATAGGGCGACGCGGAAAGGCCGCCGGGCGGCAGATAGACGAGCGCGCCGCCGGTGCCCACCGCCTGGTTGAGCTGGTTGAGGTTCGGCCAGGCGTCCTGGTTGATCAACCAGACGCAATTCTTCAAGCTGCGAGGCAACAGCCGCGCCCAGAGATTGTCGATGTTTTCGCGAACGATGGTTCCGGTCGCCTGGCCGTTCTGCTTGGCGACGCTGATCAGCGCCGGGCTGTTGATGATGCCGAACGGCTGGCCGGCGCCGGTGCCGCGGAAGATGGCGTCCTCGGTGCGGAAGGTCACTTCCTCCGCGAAGGCTTGGGAGGCGATGCTGGCGAGCAGCGGCGCGTCGGCGAGCAATTCGTCGGTCGCCGTCATCTTCGAGATGAGCTTCTTCAGGTCGAATTCGATCAGGCGGAACTTCGGGCGCGATTCCACGCCCGCGACGCCTTCGGCCGCCCAGTTCGACGTCACGCCGCCCCAACGCGATCCGTTGGCGCGGCTGGTTTCGTCGACGCCGGGGATTTTCAAGCCGTTGGCGTTGGCGGAGATCGGCAGTTTGTTCACCCGGCTCAGAATGTCGCCCATGTCGTGGGCGAGCATGAACACGGACGCCGAGAAATCGGTCTGGACGAGAAAGCCGCCGCCGGTCGGATCGACTTCGCCGGCGCCGGTGGGGGCGCGGACGAGCCGGCTATCCTGTTGCGTGCCCTTGGTGAGGTAATAGCGGGCGATCGACTGGAGCTGCTCGCCGAGGCTGCGGAAATGCGAGTCCGCGTGCGGCCGGAAGCCCAGATGCCGGCGGGCGATGGAGAGCGCGTCGTCGAAATTGGCGCGGTCGCCGGCGCGGCGGCTGAGCGCGCTGAATTCACGGGTCAGCGTCGACAGCGTGATCGTCGAGCCGTCGTCGCCGGCGAATTCGTCGATCTTGTCGCGAATGCCGCGCGTCTCGCCGGCGGGACGCGCCAGGCTCATCTGTAGCTTTTGCGCCGTCTCGGCGCGGCCGATGCGGGCCTGCAATTCGCCGATTTCGCCCTCGAGGCGGGCGAATTCCTTCGGATCGTCGACCGCGAGGTCGAATTTTGCGGAAAGCGCGCCGAGTTCGCGCTTCAGCTCGGAGAGCTTCTGCATGTTTGGCTCCTTCAGGCCGGGCGTCGTCACGACGCGCGGCGCGGGGAATGCGGCGTCTCGCGACGCGGCGGGCTGCCTTGCCAAAGGGCGGTTTGGGCTTATCCCCGAAGGGAATGGGGGCGAGGAAACCTGCCGAATGGGATCGATTCGAACGATCGGCCTCGTCCGCGAAGGGACGCGCTCTACCGATTGAGCTACCCTCAGCGGGCTTCCTCTGCGCGCCGGCGTCAAGCGCGCCGGCGAATTCGGTCAGGCGACGAGTTTCGCCTTGAGAGCTTCGGCCTTGGCCTTGCGGGCCGCCCGCGCGTTTTCGTCGTCCGCGTCGGGATCGTCGCCCTCGTCGCCGATCGAATCGTCGTCGCTCAGCAGTTCGGCGAGCTGGTCGTGGGCCTTGCGGACATGCGTTTTGATGGCGCGCATGCAGCGGATGGTTTCGGCGGAATGCTTGGCGCCCTTGCGGCCGTTCGATGAACTCACGCCGAGGCCGCGAGCGTCGAGCGCGCGGGCGACGGCCGCCTCGAGCGTCGCGGCGGACCAATAATAGGCGTTCTCGGGCGCCTGGGTTCCGTCCTTGTATTCTTGGGTTTCCTCGCCGCACATCGCGCGCAGCATGTCGTGGCCGTCGTCGAGCCAGACGCGCATTTTTTCCGGATTGGGCGAGCCGTCGCCCTCGGTTTCGGCCTCGTCGCACATGCGGGAGTGCAGGTCCTCAAGGCTGCGCAGATGCGCCGCCATTTCCGCGACATGGCCGAGGCCGCGCGCGAGCGCCATGCGGATCAGGGAGGAAGGGTCGCGCTTGGGGGCGGCGGGAAGCTCGGTTACAGTTTTCATCGGGTCGGCCTTCGGAACGGGGGACGGATTCGGCGCGGGTTTTCGGCGCCGCGCCGGCTCGGCGGCCGCCTTGCGCAGCGCTTCCAGTTCTCCGCGTGGCAAAACCGCGAAATTCTGCACGTCGAGCAGGCGTTCGGCCCAGCTCACCAGCGGCCGCGTGTCGATGCCGGCCTTGCGCGCGGTGACCAGCGCCGTGGGAAGCGCGGGCACGGGAACCTGGCTGATTTCGAGCAGCTCGACCCGGGTGAAATCCAGGCCGCCGGGGCGGGCGCGGTCGTTGGCGGCTTTCCATTGCTGGGGCAGCCACCCGGTCGAGGTGGCGTTGAGAAAGCCGCCCTTGACGAGACGATAGACCGTGTCGGCAAAAGGATGGTCGGCGTAGCGCACCTGGCCGAGCAATTGACCGCCCGCGGTGCGCAGGTTCTCGACGCGGCCGACCGGCAGCTCGTCGTCTTGATGCGCCCAGAGAAAGACCGGGTTGCGCTCGAAATTCGCAATGTCCCAGGCGTCGGCTTGAATCGTGTGCATGTCGCGCCCGACGCTGGCGTCGGAAAAGCGATAGGAAATGCAGCGGTCCTCGAGGCCCCCGGAGTCCGCCGAAGGGCTCAGGCTGAACCCGGCGCTGGCGACCGCGTCGCGCGTGGCGAGATCGGCGGTCAGCTCGTCGGGGCTGAGGAAGCGGCGCATGTCAGACCGCCGAAAGCGCGGCGAGAACGTCGGCGCCGGCGGCGATGGCCTTCAGCGCGCGGATCTTGTCGGCCACCCTGCCGGCGCTTTCGGCGCGTTGGTTTTCGAGCAACGCCAGCTCGTCGCGCCGCCTTCGGATGTCCGCGTCGAAACCGGCCACGCGATTCCGGGCCTCGACGACGTCGAGCAGCGCGTTTTGAATTTCCTGGTGGGTTCCCGGCCACGCGACCGCGTCCGGCGCGGCTTCGGGCTCGGCTTGTCGGACGGCGGTTTTGGCCATGTTACCTCGTCACATCCTTGACGGCCCACATCACCGCCTCTTCGAGCCTGGTGCGCGCGATCCACAGCTCGTCGCTCGGGGGCCGCAATTCCAGCAGCGCCAGGAACTCCGCGCCCTTGTCCTTCAGCGCGCGCATGAGATCCTTCTCGGGCGCCGTCAGCACTCGATATTCGTGGCGCAACGCATTGTTGACGGTGAGGTCGTCGCCGCCGGAATCGACGTAGAGCGGCTTGTAAGGAAGCGTCGAGGGCGCGCGCGTTTCGACGTCGAATTTGGGGAAAATGCTGGATTTCGTCGGCCGCGGCGTCGTAGGCCGGATGCCGTGCCCGTCTTTTTCGATCTTCGGGCCTTCGTAATGCAATTCGCCACTCCCCATTCGCCACGCCCCCCTACTGCCGACTGCCGACTGCCGACTGCCGCGCTTCCGGCGTCTGCTCCTCCGCGCTCCCCTGCTCCGGCCGGCCCGCGCCGGGCGGCGCGACGCCGGTGGCGTGGCTGCCGGCCTGGCCCATGTTCAGCGGCGAGAGAAGCACGTCGCCGCCGGGCAGCGGCTTCAGGCCGAGCGTCAGGCGGACCTCGTTTTGCGTCATCACGCCGCCGGCGATGGCGACGCGGCCGTTGTTCAATTGCGCGGCGAAATCGGCCTTGGTGAGGATCGACAAGTCGAAATCGACGTCGATGCCGGCGGCGATCAGGCCCCAGGAAAAGCGGATCGCGTCCCGCCATCGCAACGTGTGCGAGGTCATCGTCAGGTTGATGTAGCTCGCCTGGAGCTGCTCGATCGTGTTCGACGTCGCGCGCTCGAGATCGCCGATCATATGCGCCGGAACCCGCCAGATGCGGGCGATGTCGGTGATCTGGAATTTGCGGCTGTTGATGAAATCGGCGGCTTCCGCCGACATCGCGGTCTGCTGGTACTTGAGCCCCTGCTCGAGCACCACGATCGCGCCGGAATTCTGCAGGCCGCCCTTCTTCTGCCGCCAGTCCTCGGCCATCCGCTTGGCGGCCTCGGGCGTCAGCTTGCCGTCCGTGGTCAAGACGCCGGAGGGCGTCGCGGCGTTGCCCATCCATTGCGCGGCCTGGCGCTCGTAGGCGATGCCGAGGCCGATCGATTCCTTGGCCGCGACGATGCGCGAAAGGCCGGTGAGGCCGTTCATGCTGAGCCCCTTGACGTGAAACACGTCCTCGTAGGGGATCAGGAACCGCTCGGCGCGCAGCTCGGCCATCATGTGCAGGCCGTTGGGCGTGACCAGCCAGAACAATTCGCCGCCCGGCGCCTGCCACAACGCCA